AAAGGTTTTATATTTTCTGATTGCTTCATTACTGTGTCAATAACTTCTTTGAATTCACCTTCATGTTTAAAAACTGTTTTATATAATCGCATTGCCTGCGCCATCATAGTAGAAGCTACCATTTGTGGTTCATTATAACGCAAAACTAATTCAACCATTTTATCAAACAGTTCATTATAAATAAACTCAAGTTCAAAATCTTTTTTATCTTTTTTTTTCATATAAAATTCTGAACACACGTTTCTTTTTAACAGGGCACCAATAGCCGTAGTATCCGGATATTTTTCTTTTCATACTGTTAACCCCACATCATCAATGTTTTCTAACATTTCTTCTTCTGTAAATGTTATTTCACCTTGTGATTTACAGTTTTTACATTGATATACTTCACCATAGCAATCTCTACGATACCCATTACCATGACAATCATGGCAAATAACTTTATGTGTTCTGTTTTCCGTGTCCATTTGTTCTTTCTCCTCTGTTTTCTTTATAGAACTTAATTAACTTGTTAATCATTTTAGATCTAGTTCTGCTAGTTTTTTCTGCAATTATACCAAGATCTTTCCAATCTGTTATTGAAACAGATAGGGACTTATATTTAGCTGTATCAGCCATTTTTCTCTCCTTTTTGTTATTTTTACTCTCTGTTAAACTATATGGGAAGATATATTATAAAGTCAAGTGTTGCATTAAATTTATTTTTGATGTATTGTGGAGATCTCTTCTCACACCTTTTGTTTGCTCGTCCTAGTTTACTAGGGCGGGCATTCATTATCTTCTTCCTTGACCTTTATATTCTTTTCTACGATTACGTTTATTAGGTTTTTTAGCATGACGTCCTGGACGTTTCTTATTGGTATGCTTTATAAATGTACCGGAACCTGATTGAACTTTACGTGCCACTATTTTTCAACTATTTCGGTCATCATACCTATTCTTTTACTATTTGTAATTGGAATATATTTGATAACTCCATTAATATATTGTTCTATTTCTTCACCACACAAAGCACATCTGTAAAAATCTTTATATAAAAATATCAAAGGTGATAATAAATTGCAATAGGGACATATACCATGTTCTATTTTGGCATCTAATCTTAAAGCTTCTTTAATTTTTTTATGTTTTCTTGGCATCTATTTGATAGAACATATCATTAGAATTATCTGTTTTCCAATCTTTATTTTCTACGTTCCACTCTGTAGTTTGAACTTTATAATCCGGCCAATGTGTTGAAGTTGTAAAGCTAGGCACACTCCACAAAATACGATTATTAGGTTGAGCTGCATAATTACCGTTATCAAGAACCAAAACATGAGCACACTTATGCTGATCAGGAATTTCGGAATGTTCAGTATCAATGATATTAGGTTCTGGATGTGCCCAATCAATCGTAAATAAATATTCTCCATGAATAAATTTTTTATCTTTTCCTAAATATCTACAACGTTGCCCTATTAAAAAATCAAAAGTAGTAACAGCAGGATAATAACTAAATGAATTCCATAGCTGAAGATCTTCGATATTTGAATGTTCCACTTGTGTTTTATACACATTATTGCCGTTTCCTCTTTGAAGAAAAGCACTGATAGGAAGCCGCCAGTATATTGCACCATTCGTAAGTAAAGCATGAAATAAGATTGCACGCCCCGGAATACTTGCAATAGCAAAGACCACACAATCTTCAGTTTCGCCGTGATGTTCTCGTAAGTCATATAAATATTCTCTCCTTATTTTACAATATATGGGTGGTATGTTAGCATTTAAATAAGACATTGTATATTATTTAATATCACCCCAAGTATCTCCTGATTCATAATCTACTTTATTTGGTATTTCTAATTTAACAGCTGATTCCATAATTTCAATTATTTTACTTGCATGTTCTGGTGATTCAACTGATATATCAACTTCATCATGTATTTGTATGTGAGGTACAATACCATTTTCATGTAAATGTATTAAAGACATTTTTGTCATATCTGCTGCTGATCCCTGTATTAATCTATTTAATGCTCTATAAGTAAAAGCTCTTTTAATACCAAAAGTATATTCTTTTTGTGCATCTTCTAATTTTTTAGGTGTGCCTGTATTAAATGTTAAAGGTTCCCACATATCAAAATGACAAATTCTTCCTTTTAAAGTTCTAATTATTCCAGATCGTTCTGCTTTGTTTGTAGTATTTTTCATTAATTGTTTTATAAAAGGTGCTTTAGAATGATACTGTGCAATTAATTTTTCTGCAGATTCTTTCATTAAACCTAATTCAGTCATTAATTTATTTTTACCCATGCCGTACATTAATCCAAGATTAATTGTCTTTGCTTGATTTCTAGATATACCAGCCATCTTTGCAACTGCTGCATGAAAGTCTGCTTCACCACTAATGTAAGCGTTAGCAATCTCATCAATACCATCTAATTTTTGTAGTTTAGCATAATGAACTAATATTCTGGGTTCTTGTTGTGAGTAGTCAAATACTCCCCACTTACAATTTTCTTCTGGAATAAATATAGATCTAATTAATGGACCTAACTCTTTGTGTCTTACCGGAATCTGTTGTAAGTTTGGATTAGACATTGAGAATCTTCCGGTCACCGTTCCACCTTGATCAGATCTAATTTGATTTATATCCGCATGTATTCTTCCTTTGTGAGAATGTTTTGTGATTGTATCTATAAAGGTTGTGTGTGCTTTATTTATCTCTCTTGCATTTGCAATTGATTGCGCAAGTTCATGTGGATGATTTGCTAAAAAGTTTCTTGTAAAACTTGGAGCTCCTGTTTTTTCTGTTTTATCATAAGGAAGTTTAAGTGCATCAAATGCTTTTGCAATAGACGCTGCCGCCCATAATTCTACATCAATCTTGGTTAACTCTTTGATTTTAAACAATAATTTCTTTTCTTCTTCTATCAATCTTTGTTTAATTTTCTCTGCTTTTTCTACATCAACTCTTACTCCTTTGAATCTCATATCTACAAGACAAGGAAATAATTTTGTTTCCATATCAAATATATCTACTAGATCTTGTTTATTAATTTCTATTTTCATTTCATGCCAAAGTTTTAAAGTAGACTCTGCATCTCTTTCTGCATATTGACCAACAAACATAGACGGAAGTTTCCATAAATCTTTTTTAGGATCGATTCCATATTCTTTTGCTGCTGCTTGTAATACTGCTTCATCTTTACCAATGCCTGCATATTCTTTTGCAAGTGTATCAAGACGATAACTTAATCTATTTTCATCAACGAGTGATGCTGCAATCATAGTATCTCTAATATCTTTTGGTAAGATAAGTCCTGTTGATCTTAACCAAGATACGTCATACATCGCGTTATGAAATATAAATGTAGCATCTTGTTTAAATAAATCTTGTAACCAATTTAAAACTAATTTTTTATCCATGTTACCACCACCTTGATGCTCTATTGGATAATATGCTGACCAACCTTCTACTGCTACCGCAACTCCTACAATTTTACCACGACCAACCACGTTCCCCGATCCAAGTTCCGTTAGTTCCGGATCGCAGGTCTCTAAATCCACTGCTATTTCTTTATGACCGCGTAGATCTTTTAATTCTTCCGGGACCACCCATTCTGTTTGTGGTGTAAATAAAACTTGTTGAAACGTTCTCACTTATAATCTCTTTCTAATATCATTTCTAAATAATGAATTGCTTTTAATATATCTTCTTTTTTACCTTTTAATCTGTGTCTGCAAATATATTTAATTGCATTGCCTTCTGCAAAAGGTAAACCATTTTCGTTAATAAATACAGATGGTTGTATCTTCATTACTTTATAATGTTTACCACCTACTTGTTTAAAGAATGCTTTATTTGTCATATAATATATGCTTTGTTAAAATCTCTTGGATCTACAATATGAAGTTCTTTTTTAGCTCTGGTACAAGCTGTGTAATATAATCTATGTAAATCATCTGGATCATCTTCGCTTTGTCTTACAGCGGCAGCAGTTAGATCAGTTAGAATACAAATGTTATCTTGTTCACCACCTTTGAATGAGTGAATTGTAGACAAAAGAATTCTAGGAGTCTTGTTTATCTTCTCACCATTAGCTCTCATATTACGAATATAATTTTCTGTAATTGTATCAACACCTTCAAATGATTCATACCATACTTTATTAGTAAGTAAACCATGATTTTGCATACAGTCGTTTATTAAATATTTTTCTTCTGCTTTTAATGTTTTAGCATCTCTGTATCCAGGAGTTACATTGGCCCCTAAATATTTATAAATGTTTTTTATTTGAAGATAATTTAATGGTGTGTTGTTTCTAAAGTCTTCCCAATTACTTAATGCAAGTAATAAATCTAATGATATAGAATTAATTCCTTTGTATTGATAATACCATCCTTGTAATTCACATAATTCTTTAACATCATTTAAAAAATGATTTGCTGTTGCAAGGACTGTCCAATTTCCTTTAGACATATCTACTTGAGTAATATCAGTATAATACCTTAATAAACCTGTTTCTTGTTTTGGTTTATAATCTTTTTCATATCTATTCTTAACTCTTGATATAATTCTTTGTGATAATTCATGTATAGGACCACCAGGAATACGATAAGATTGATTAAGCGTCCTGATCTCATCTACTTCATTCTTTAGCGCTATAAAGTGATCTACGTCGGCCCCAGCCCACTTAAAAATGGCTTGGTCATCATCACCTGCAATATAAGTTTTTTCTGCGTTTTTCCATATAGATTTGATTAATCTCCATTGTAAATAGGATAGATCTTGCGCTTCATCTATAAATAATACTTTAAACTTTGGAGCTAAATCTTGTTCTATAAAATCATCTAATAAATCTGTAAAATCTTTTAATCCTTTTTCTTTTTTATATCTCTTTAGTTCTTGGTCTATTAAATACAAAGTGTTTCTTTCTACATCTAATAAATTTTTTCTTGAATCATAACACTCAAGAAGATCCATACCTTTGACTCTTGCTGTATTAATAATAGTTAAGTATTCATTGTCAGAATTAAATATACCATCTTCTTCTGAATAGGATGCAGTCTTAATAGGTATATTACATTTAACTCCAAATTCTCTGTAATCTTCTGGACTCATCATTCTATCTCTAGTCATATTTAATAATTTAAAACATAATGAATGAATGGTTCTAAAATAAATTAAATCATGTTCAGGACTTAATTCAAATTTTTGTGCAGCTCTTGTTGCTGCTTCCGTTGCAGCTTTCTTACTAAAAGAAAAATAACCTATTTCTCTTGGTTTAATTCCTTGCTTGATAAACTCATCAACCAAGTTTAATAGTGTTGTAGTTTTTCCTGTTCCAGGTGGTCCTAATATTATTGTTTTCATTAGAAATGTTCTTCATGATATTTAACTTGTGATATAGATGCATCAATCTTCTTCATGGTTTTAATTTTAACTAACCTGGGTTCTTGACCTTTTATACTCTTCCTAGTTTCTTCTACAAAAATATCTTTAAGTTGTTTAATTAAATTACCTGTCTTTGCCTTGTCCATCTCCCAATGATTCTTTTTACAAAAATTATAAAAGTCTT